ATGGCGAACAAACGACTACGGCCGTCCGGCACGTGGGAATACACGATCAAACGGGCGAAGCTGCTACCAAAGCCACTTTCCCTGACCTTTGACATCGAGGAAGAAGGCGACGCGTACGTCGCCCGATTGGAGCAGCTGCTGGACGCCGGCATCGTGCCGGAAGAAGTGGTCGAGCAGCGCGAAGCGATCGCGACAACAGGGGACGCCATTCGAGCGTACCTGCGCCGCGTATCGGTTCCTGATTCCGACGTCCAGGTGCTCAATGCGCTCCTCGGACGAGCGGCCATCAAGGCAAAGTCGCTTGCGACACTCGATTACCAGTGGGGCGAGCAGTGGGTGACCGCCATGAAGCGACACGACCACCTTTCACCGTCAACGATCCGGCACTACGTCGGTGCGTTGGCTCGCTGCTTCGATTGGGTGGTGAGATCGGGCACGCCGATGTTGGCGACCAACCCTCTCCGCCTGCTCCCGAAACGATATGCAACCTACACCGATGAAGACCGGGTCGCGGTCGAGGCGCAGGATGTCGACGCGAAAGAGGACGTACACCGGGATCGACGGCCGAGCGAGGCGGAACAGGCCGAGATTCGACGACTGATGGCTGGCGGGAAGCCAAACGGCCGCGAACGCGCGTTCGATCTCCCGTACCGGCCGGCGCTGGTGTTCCTTTTCGAGCTTGGCATCGAGTCCGCCATGCGGATGCGGGAAATGTTCACGCTGGAGGTCGACCAGTTTGATGTTGCCCGGCGGACGGTGTCCCTTGAGAAGACGAAGAACGGCAGCAAGCGCTCGGTGCCGCTCACGACGATCGCGATTGCCGCGTACGAGCGGTACATCGTCGCCGTGAATGGCGGCGATCCGCAGATGAACGGTTTCACCTTCGACTCCGGCCGCTTGTTCCCGTGGGTCGACGATATGGAGGCGTCGATGCGGGCCGAGGGCGTGCAGCTGCTGAAGCGCAAGGTGCTTGCTCGCGTCTCGTCCCGGTTATCGGCGCAGTTTGGGCGGATATTCGACGCCGCGGGCTGTTCGGATCTTGTGTTCCATGACCTGCGGCATGAGGCGACGTCGAGGCTGTACGAGCGCACGACGTTGAGCGACGTTCAGATTGCGAAGATTACGGGGCACACAAATCCAAAGGTCTTGATGCGCTATGCAAATCTGCGGGGGAGTGATCTCGCGGAACGGCTTTGGTAAGACCCCGGCCGGGCGGCCGGGGTAGATCGGGAACAATCACGCGGCCATCGCGGCCGGTGCGTCCACTTCGGGGAGGCGTGGAAGGGGGCGTGCTTTGCGGCCGGGCCGGCGCGGGTCCGTCTGCGAAAGTTGCTTTCGGATAGCCTTGTCGACTCGTGCGTCAGCAGCAGGCGACCCGCACCGAATCTGCTCGATTCGCTTCTGCGTTTGCGCCTGCACCTGTTCGCGCAGGTAGGCCACGACGTCGTCCTCCAGAAAGACCCACGCTCGGCCGATCTTGGCACCGAGGATGTCGCCGCGATGCACGATGTCGAGCAGTGTGGTGCGGTCGATCTTGAGGAATTCCGCGCACTCGATCAGGTCAAGCGTCCTCACGCGTTACCTCCCCGAGCTGCCGTGATACGGTCGCGCCATTGCTCCAGCAGCTCGATATATTCGGCGTGCGTCGGATGATCCGCGACGACTAGCCAGCATTCGTGGCTGCTGAAAACTCCGCCGCTGATCGCATGCGCGCTCAACCGGCCGGCGCAGATATGCGTGGCGAGATCGGTAAGTGCGGCGACAAGGTGGTTGACAGTGTCTGCCTGCAGTTCGAGACGAAACTGGACTGCGCGCTTCGGAGGCGTTGTCATCGGCTCGCGCTCCCCATTATCGAATGGCGCTGACGATACGATCGAGCTTGCCGTCGATCTCCAAAGTCGCCAATGCTTGCATTGCGGTTGCCATGCGTTCGAGGACGGTGGCATAACGTTCAAGGCGGTCAATGTCGGCCGTTTTCAGGAGACGTTGCATCGTGTCTCCGAGTTCATTTGCCGACTTCCGAACACTCCCCGCCGCTTTTTTCGTCGACTCAGAGACTTGCTTCTCGGCATCGATCATGCGGGACAGCGAGCGTTCGAAGAGGGCGATTGCATCTTGCGTGGTGGATTCAGCCTTCGCGAAATCGGTATTCATGTCTTTAAGTCGGCGTTGAAAGTAGTGAGAGTCGGCGTTGATGTAATTCGCAACCATCGTCAGCGTATCGAGGTTGCTAAAAAGAGGGCCTTTGCTGTCTTGCCTGATTGGCTTAAGTCCGTAAACTTCGGCCGGATTGTTCCGTGATGGGATCATTTCAATTCGAATCCTTGGTTCTTTGAATCTGCCTCACGTTGCGGCAGTGCACGGCCAAGCTGCATCAGGCCGGTTTCCAGCGTGATGCCGGCGGTCGCGGCCCAGGTGCGCGCATCTTGCGCTGCCTTGTGGCGAGTGAAGGAGCCGACCTCGTCGGCCATCAGATTCAGTAGCTCGACGTCGGCCGTGTGCGAGATATCGGTGATCAACGCGCGGATCTCGATGCGAAGGGCGTCGAGCCGCGCGAGATTGCCTTGGCGGGCATCCGCCAAGGGTTCGTTCGTCTGGATAGATTTGCGCCGCGCGAGCGGCGCTTCGTTTTTCTGGATCGCTGTTGCGGGCGTCAGCCCGTCGTTGTTCGACTGCATCGAAGTGCCGTTGACGCTCGCCAGTGCGATAGCCGGGCGCTTCTTCGCGTGTTCCCGCTTTCGCGGCAGCGGACGTGGGGTAGAAAGGGCCGGGCGCGGGGTCAATTTGCGGCTCCGGTCGGGAACGGCCATGCCGACGCGGGATCGAGACCGGGCATCGCTTTTCGCGCTGGGAATGCAGCGGTCAGCAGCTCCGTGTTCGACTTGATCCGACGCTTATGCTCGATGGCCGTCAATACGTCACTGAGGTCCGGGCGTTCCCCTTTGGCGGTGGCTGCGGAGAATTCGGCGGTCATGTCGGGGTCGGGCATGGCGATGATCTCGTGCGCCCACGCAAGGATTCGCTTGAACGCTGCTTGCTCTGCCTTGGTCTGCCCGTGGACCGGCGACTTGATTGTGTCGATGAGCCGTGCCGCGCCCGAACGAATGGCCTGAGCGCGCGTCAACACTGCTCTCGTTTGCTGAGATACCTTCAGCGGTTTGCTCGCGAAGCTGGCGCCGGTGTTGTATTCGATTGCATAGATCCACGCTCCGGGAGCCGGTTGTGCGATGCGAATGTGTGCGAGCGGTCCCTTGATCCGATCGGTTCGCTCGGGACCGCGCACTGTCTCGACCGGCTGGCAGCAACCGTTCTCGTCCGGTTCAGTGACGGGCCAATATTTTCCGACGGGTTTGGCGTCGAGTAGGTCGCTGAGGGGCATGAGCGCCTTGTGAACGGCGTCGATAGTGGCCGGTGCGAGCTTGCCGAATCCGTCGTCATGCAATACGGCTCTCAGGGCCTGCAAAAGTTGCTTTGCGCGCGGCTCGTCGATCTTCGTCGGTTTCGCTGCGGCAGGCTTGTCGCAGCCCAGTTGTTTCTTCGTAACCTTGGTCTTGCCTGCCTCCTTCGCTTTCGACAGGCCGGACACGATTCGCTCGAGCGCTTTGTCGCCGCCATGCGTGCGGATCTCGTCGATCGCGAGAGTGCCCGCGATCGCGCCGTTGCGTACAAGGTCATGCAGCTCGGCAGGGGCTTTCTCCAACAGCGCGGCGTCGCGGATCGACTGTTCTGAAATGTTGAGCCGGGCGCAGATGGCTTTGGTGTCGAATCCGTGAACGTCGCGCAGCTCGGCGATCGACATCGCGAGATCAAGCGGCGACGACGGCTTCGATACGTTGCTCACGTAACCGTCGACGACCATTTCCGACCGTTTCACGTCACGCGAATCACGGACAACGATTGGAATCTTTCCGAGGTCTTTCCCTGCCTCGATCGCTGCGCCGGCAGCGAGGTAGCGATGCTGGCCCTTGTAGACGTAGAAGTAGTCCTTGCCGTCGACCTTTCGCGTGTAGCAATGGAGCGGGGAGCCCTTGTCGTACCCGTTCTGCATCATCAGTGCGGTCAGTTCCTTGACCCACTGCGGATCGACCGGACGGACGTTGTCGCGCGGGTCGTACCGCAGCGCGTCGTATGGCGTCATCCACAGGTCGGCGGAGGTCGCGCCAGCCGCGGCGGCTGCCGCCTTCGTGTTCCCTGTCTGGATCGGCGCGGTCAGGTCGAGCTGTTGCGTGCGGTCGTCCATTACGCAACCTCCTGCGGTGCCGCCGTCCGCGTCTTGCCGCGCTTCTTCGCTTTATCGATCGCGTTCGACGCCTCGACACCCGCTGCGCGCTTGGCGTCACGCAGGCGTTTGATTGCGTCGGCGCAGTTGCCTTCGTCCGGAATCGAGATCTGCCTCCGCGCAATCTCGGTACCGTCGAGAATCAAATATTCCGTATGCACGCTGTCCGGCAGCGGACGGCGTCCGACAACGTACTTGCCGATCAGGATCGGTGTCGACGGACGGCGTGCGTTCCGGTCGTAACGCGTGATGGTGCGAAGTGAGAGGGTGTCGCGACGTTCGACGTCGAAAAGGGGTTCTGCTTTGACTTTGATGCGCGGCATGGTGGTCTCCATGACGCCGGGGTGGGCTTCCCCCGGCAATGTCGGGGCGATTTAGACGGTGACGTGGTAGTCCGTCGTCGGAGCGACGACAGGATCGTCTTGGAGCACGTTCACGACGACGAACAGCAGCGCGGCGACGACTGTCCAGCGGAAGATCTTCGATTTTTCAAAGTTGCTTTGGCGGGCGGGTTCGGACGGTGTGACGCGGGGCGTGCTTTCCTCACGAAGCCATTCGTGGCGATTGGTGGACTGATGGTCGAGCATTTTCATGGGCTTCTCCGAAGGCTGCCTAAGCGGCAGCGTTGAAGCCGAATGTTAGGCATTCCTTCGACATAGCGCAATAGGAATGCCTAACTATTTTTCCGGACCATTGCCTTTGCGCGAGAGCGGGCCGCAGGGAATCCGGTGAATCTTCCTGAAAGGTGTTGTATTCTTCGGACCAAGTACTGTATGTTTATACAGTTATTAAGCCAAAATATTGCCGAGGGGAGGTTGTTGCGGGGATATGACAACAGGGGAATTGCGCTGCAAACCGGGCGATGTGGCGATCGTCAGTCGATGCCGAAACCCGTCGCGTATCGGCATGCTGGTGCGGATCATCGGCCCGCATGACGGCGATGACTTCGATTGGGACGTTGAGATTCTTGGCGGCCCAATCCGAGGGCGCGGGATACGGTCAGGGTGCGTTGGAACGCATCGCAGAGCCGCTGTGTTCGACTGGAACCTTACCCCTCTTGCGGGTCAGGTGCATTCAGATCGAGAAGGTCACCGGACTGCTGCCCGTGTAGATCTTCAAACACCTTGAGGGTTTGCAGCAGCGCGATAAATGCTGTCGACGGCAATCCAAGCTTGTCGGCTTTGGCCAATGCGTCGACTAGCGCCTGAGCATGCGTGCCGAGCATCTCCTGTTTCTGCGGGGCGGGCGTATTGGCTCGGCGCACCATTTGGCCTTCGCCGGTGGCGAGCCACCACGGGTCGACGTTCAGGAATTCAGCCGCGAGCAGCAAGTTCGCGCCTTCCATCTTTTTGGTTTTCCCGCTTAACCAGTCGCTGACCGAGGGCGCTCGCACTCGGCACGCTCGCGCCAAATCTGCTGCCTTTTTCTCGGGCGGCAACTTCATTGCCTGTTCCAGGCGTTCGGCTAGTGTCGTCATTAGGAAAGCCTAACTGAATGGGCGTAAGGTATGCCTTGCTTTTGGTGTAAGGAGCGCCTAACATGGCGGCATGAATACGCTCCTGAATCGAGACTCGTACGCGTGCGCCGTGATCGATGCATTTGGCGGAACGGCTGCGACTGCCCAACTCTGCGAAGTCCGGATGCCGTCCGTATCCGAATGGCGTCGAAACGGCATTCCGCGAGCGCGTCTGTTGTTCTTGAAGCTCGCGCGTCCTGACCTGTTTGCTTCTCTGGACGCACACGACGAGTCGGTGACACACCTCATCGACGCTTGACAGCCGTAGTTGCGTACCTCCTGAGCTGAATCTTAGTTGCGGCCCCGTGTGCGCGACAGGATGAAAGCCACTCTCTACCAACCTCCCGCTATGACCTGCCGATACGACAGTACTGAATGGCTGGACGTGCTCTATACGTCCGTTCGCAACACGCCCGGCGGCGTCGCCGACGCGGCGAACCACCTCACCATCCGGCGCGGTAAGAACATCACGCCGGAATCGCTTCGCCTTCGCCTGCGAGGTGTTGGCGACAGTCGCTTGTCGATGGAAATGTTCGAGTTGCTGATCGAGTGGATGCAGGAAAAGGCAGAGGGCGAGGCGTACGCGCTCGACGCGCTGCATGCGCTGAATGCGCGCTTCGGGCTGGTTGCCGAACACGTCGACGACCATGCCGCTGACGACGTCGGCGAACCCGGCACACTGCGTCTTGTTTCGACGGCACTGCACCTGCAGGCGCATGTTGGACTTGTCGCTGACGACGTGACGCGTGCGCTGGTGGATCAGCGGATCGACGACCAACACGCCGAGAAGATCATCGCGACCGGCCGCAAGGGCCAGCGTCTGTTCCAGCGTTTGATTCACGCTGCTCGCAACCTTGCCGCACGTCGCCGGCGTCGTCATGGAGCGGTTTAAGCCCGGCATGGGGTGCTGTCGTCCCGACCGTGAGCATATCGGCCTTTGCTGCTCGCCCGAGCAGCAATTGGCATGCGCTGTCACGACGCTCGCATCCCGATTCGAGCATGCCCCCGCCGAAGCGGGGCGCTTGCTGTCCGAACTGATCGCCACGTTCCCGGATCGTCTCGCTCCGATTCTTGCGGAAGCGAACGCAGCCGGGCGCGTGCGGTTGTTCATCGAGCGAGCTGCGCGTGCATGCGCAGCGCTCGCAACCAAGGCGGAACGTCACGCGTTCCGCGACCAGCTTACCGATCGTCTCTGCGCGCTGGACCTTTCCGCGTTCGACGATCTCATGTCGGCGGAATGGCGTCGACTGCGCGGCAAATAACCGGAGACACATGTGAACGTGAACGGGATCAGTAGCGCGTTGCGACGCAGCGCATCGCAATACAGCCGCTCGCCGAGCGGGCGGCAGTGCTATGCGGCGGGGCGAGCTGTATGGCGAAGCTTTTCTCACAAGGTCGAGCGCGACCGTCGTCTCGTCGAGCTGGAGGCGGCTCGTCGCGCGAGCTAACAGCGCGCAGCTCAACGAATTGTGATCTGGCCGCGACATGCGGCCAAAGTAACTTTGATCGAGGGAATTTTTGTATGGCGACACTGGACCAGATTATTCAGCAATTGCGTGCTGCGGGTCATCCCGATCTGCCCGCCGGGCATCCCATCGCGGACGGCAAACATCACCGATACGGGCCGCGCAAGAAATACTGGTATCAGCTACGCGAGGTCATCAGCAAGGGCGCGGTAATCGGCTATGGCGGTACGTTCGGCCATTTCTCGGGCGACGATCCGGGCACTGAGCGATTCGAGTGGAGCGGCGCACCGCTGAGCGAGGAAGCACTCGCGGAGACGCGTCGTCGTCAGGAAGCCGCCGACCGTGAGCAAGCGGAGCGAGATGCGCGTCAGGCGAAGCTCGCCACGAACCGTGCGCGAGATCAGTGGAACCGCGCGGCAGAGCATGGCGAGTCCGCCTATCTTGAACGCAAGCGCATCACGGCCGAAGGCGTGCGTTTCGACGCGGACGGCACGATCTTCGTGCCGATGTATAAGTACGGCGACGAAGCTCGTCTCGTTGGTCTGCAGAAGATCACGCCGGACGGCGCGAAGCGCTTCAACAAGGGCATGGAAAAGAAGGGCGCGTCGTATCTGCTCGGCGAAGTCGGCGCAGACGACCGGATCGTGCTGGTCGCCGAAGGCTACGCGACCGCGCGTTCGATCCGCATGGCGATCGACGAGGCGTTCGCAGTCAATGTCTGCTTCGACGCGGGCGGCATCCTCCCGGCCGTGCGCTACCTGCGTGCGACGTATCCGGATGTGCATGTGCTGGTCTGCGCCGACGACGACTGGAAGATCGAGCAGCGCATGCGTGACTGGCTCGCCGATGAGTTCGCTTTCCGGGGTGAACTGGTGTTTGGTGCCGAACCGGTGCGGATCGAGGCGAAGAACACGTGGTACATGGTCGCCGCGTCACGCCGTCGTGACGACAATGGCGTGCCGTATGTCGAGATGAGCTACGGAAACGACGTGATGCCGTTGCGCCGTAAGCGCTTCGAGAACACGGGCCTGAAGCGCGCGTCCGAGGCGGCAGCGACGGTAGCCGACGTCAGCGTCGTCTATCCCACATTCGCCAAGCGCGGCGAGCGCAAGCTGACCGATTTCAACGACCTGCACGTCGAAGAGGGCATCGAGGCAGTCGCGGCGCAAGTGCAGGCGGCGATCTTGCACGTCATCGCGCCGGCGAACGAAGAGATCCGGCCGGCGACGATTGCGGTGTCGACCGCAGACGACACGCCGACGAAACCCGCCGCGACGTCCGCTGCCGCGAAACAGCCGGAATGGGATGGCCGTGAGGCAGAGAACGGCGCACACACGTGGGAGCAGGATCTTGCGCGATCGGACAAGGGCCGGCTGCTGCCGACGCTCGGGAACGTACATCTGATCCTGTCGAACCATAAGGCGTGGCAGGGCGTGATCGAGCAGGACGACTTCGGTGGTCGCGTGATGAAGCGTAAAGCACCGCCGTTCCCGCAGGGCGTGAAGGGCGAATGGACCGACATGGACGACCAGCGGACCGTTCTCTGGTTGTCCCAACGGTACGGCCTTGATACGCGCACTGACGTCGTGATGAACGCGGTCCTGCTGGTGGCGGATGCAACTCACTTCCATGACGTGCGCGAATACCTCGAAGGGCTGACATGGGATGGCGTGCCGCGCGTGCGCTCGATGCCGTCGACATACCTGCGCGTGGCTGATAGCGAGTATGTGCAGCTCGCGTTCATGAAATGGATGATCGCCGCCGTCGCGCGCGTGATGGAGCCGGGCTGCAAGGTCGACAACGTCCTGATCCTCGAAGGCAAGCAGGGGCATCGCAAGTCGACGGCACTGAAGGTGCTGGCCGGCGCTCCATGGTTCACCGATACGCCGATCCAGATCGGCAACAAGGACACGTACGCGGTGCTGGCCGGTAAGTGGGTGATCGAGCTGGCCGAGCTGGACTCGTTGAATAAGGCCGACTCGTCGGCGGTTAAGAGCTTCTTCGCGACGGCCGTCGACCGGTTCCGCAACTTCTACGGCAAGCGGGCGACGGACGTTCCACGTCAGTGCGTGTTCGCTGGCTCGGTCAACTTCGACACGTACCTGAAAGACGAATCGGGCAACCGGCGTTACTGGCCGCTGCGTGTCGGCGGGCTGGTCGACATCGACGGCATTGTGGCCATTCGTGAACAGCTCTGGGCCGAAGCCGTGCACCTGTATCGCTCGGGCGTCGTGTGGCACGTCGAAGAGCATGAGCGCCCGCTGTTCGAGATCGAGCAGGCGGAGCGCTACGAAGGCGACGTGTACGAGGACAAGATCGCCAAGGCCCTGGAATTCGTCTCGCGCACGACGATGGAAGAAATCCTCGCGGACATCCTGAAGCTCGATACGTCGAAATGGACGCTGGCAGAGCAGCGCCGCATCGGCAAGGCGTTGAAGTCGCTCGGCTGGGTGCGCAAGCGCGAGTCGACCGGATCGCGTGGCTGGTACTACGTGAAGGAGGAGCAACAGCAGGAAGCGGAGCGCGAACTGGTCGCAGCGGGTGACGACGACAGCCCGCTGTAATCGCGCGGCGCGCCGTGCCTGCACGGTAGGCGCGCCACGCACCCCGCCTTGGCGCGCTGCGGACGTCCCATGTCCCAACGTCCCAAGGCGCGGTCTCGGGCGCGGGTGCAGGGGCGCGACATGCGCGACGTGAGCGGCGCATGTCGCATGTCGCAGGCGCGCACCCCTGCAAGCCTTTTCCCTTGGGACATTGAGACATTAGGACGAGTAGGAGAGAGTCATGATCGATTTGAAAGAGCGGGTTGGCGTTGCGATGAGCGTTCGTGGTCAGTTCACCGACCCGATTGCCGATCCTAAAGTTACTTTGGGCGCGCTCGCCTTTGCGAACGATCTCGGTAGCTTGCTGGCCCGAATCAAGGCCGGGCCGATGCCGACGCATGCGATGGTTCGACGTGCAACGTTGCTGTTGGCGCAGATGATCCGGACGTCGGGCCGATTTAAGCGTGCGCGGTTCACGGGCCTGTCGCGCGACGAGCGTCGCGATCAACGTGCGGGGCACGCTGTCGAGCGTTCGAAGGCCGACATCGTCGAGCGGTTCGCGCTGCGGTTGCTGGACGAATGGGTGAACGATCAATGTGTCGAGTGCGAAGGGCGTGGTGTCGTGCGTCGCGCGCGTGCCGTCACGACATCAACGCACGCGTGTGATGTATGCGGGGGCAGCGGGAAGGTGTGTGTATCGGAGGAGCGTATCCCGTTCTTCGAAGGGCGTAACGGGCCGCTGGTCTTTCGGGAATACGAACCTTGCGACGACTGCGGAGGGATGGGGCGGATGGCTGCGTCGCCAGTTTCGGATGCGAAGGGTCGGCACATCTGCTCCGACTGTTCCGGTTCCGGCAAGCGGCAGGTCGACGACGCGGGCCGGGCGCACGCACTCGGCGTATCGCTCGACGAGTATCGGAAGAATTGGTCATGGCGCTTTCACGACATGCTCGCGCTGCTCGATACAGTAGATGGATCGGTGTACGACACATTGCGTCGGCAATTGCGAGGATGAAACGTATTCCATTTCAAGATCGGATCGCTTAAACTCTACACATCCTTTACCGTGTCACTGGATAAATGAGCGACCGCATACTCGTGTCGCAACCTTCGCCCGACAGGCGTACTGAATCGCGGGAGCGCCGCGACCAACAACGATAACTGTCTGCCGGGATCTGCTGGGAGGGCGTTCGCCCTTACGAAATGAATATCGAAGCCCTGAGTGCGAAAGCCCTCAGGGCTTTTTGCATTGGGGCGCTGAAATGCGAATCGAGGCGACAAGCGCCGGGCCGAGTGAGGTCTGGTCGACGTGGGATGAAGATCGAAGCATGGGGCGCGTGACTGCGCGGGGCTTCGTGTTTGACGACGCGATGGACCGTGTCGTGTGGGCGATGGACCGAGCTGGCGATCGCGCGATCGCAGATGTCACGGCCGGTGCAGGTACGTTTAATAGTTAGGTCCTTCGTGGATTTCCGCAGACGTCTCTTGCGGACCCGGAAGCATAAGTCACTTGCATGCAATGTGCGGCATAGAACCGAGTTGAATTGATGGTGCGGCCCTACCGATGCATCGTTCGCGTCAATAGGAATCTATGTGCGGGGCACGGTGACAAGCGACTGCACGATTTGCGCGATCATCGGCCAAGAAACAGGTTTATGGAGGAATGCGTGCCATATCCCTTCTTCCGTGGGAGCCTCCTGATTTCCAGAGATCAATACGATCGGAAGCCGGGAAAACGTAGGATTATTGCGGAGTGTCCGACAAAGCGTTACTCCATCCATGCCGGGCATGGACCAATCAGTTATCACGAGGTCCACTGCAATTTGCAATATCTGGGCGAGGGCTTCCTGACCATTCCGAGCCAACATAACTTGGTAGCCGGCGTGTTCAAGAAGCAGTCGAAACGCATACAGAGTCTCTTCATCGTCGTCAACGAGAAGGATTGTCGCCATGATCACCATCCGTGGTCGCGAGAGTGAAAATGCGGCCCCTAGGCCCGCAGCCACCTTCCAGTTTGCCTCGTAGATTGAGCGCGTACTAGTTCTGTTTTCTACGCGATCCATCAATAGCATGTACAACTTACCGAGGTGCAATATTTGGGCCCGATTGCGTATGAACGTAGGCATCTCTCCCGACATTCCATTGAAGTCCGGGATGGACCATTGATAGGCAAGCGGGGGACCCTATAAGAGGCCCGGCATGCGGGGGCTCGCACCCGCGTTTTTTCTCTACTGGCGAGTCTCCATAGGGGGTCATATTCATGCCGACTCAACAGCAGATCGCTGACCATCTCGACCTTGACCAGTCGGCCGTTTCGCGGTTCGTCGACAAGGTTCAGCTCGATTACCGCGTGGCGTCGATCGACGAGATCCGCGTCGCGTACATCCGGCATTTGCGCGAGGTCGCGGCCGGCCGGTCCAGCGGTACGGGCATCGATCTCGTCGCCGAACGGGCGAAGACCGAGATCGTCGATCGCGAGATCAAGCTGCTGACGCTGGCAGAGAAGAAGGGGCAGCTCGTCAATGCGGCTCAGCTCGAACAGGCGTACGGCCTGATGGTCGGCGCATTTCAAACGGAGCTGCTGTCGCTGTCGGACAAGCTGGTGCAGGAGCTGCGCACGCTCTACGGCGTCGAGGTGGACGTCGAATGGTTGAACGAGCACATATATGGATGCCTTGAGCAGCTTTCTGAATACGACCCAGACAGTCCACGCGGTGATTCGCCGGATCGCGAAGATGCTGCGTCCGCCGGAGCAGATTGGGACGACGGATTGGTCGCGCAAACATCGCAGGTTGAGCGCGAAGGGATCGGCCAGTCCCGGCCGGTATAACCCGAACATCACGCCGTGGGTGTTCGGCATGCACGAAGCGCTGGACGATCCGACCGTGCAGAAGGTCGTGTGCATGAAGTCGGCGCAGGTCGCGTGGACTGATGGCGTGCTGCTGAACTACATCGGCAAGCGGATCGACGTTGACCCGTGCCCGATGATCGTCATGTTCCCGAAAGAGAAGACGGCGAAGAAGTTCAACCTGGAGAAGTTCGAGCCGATGGTTGAGGTGACGCCTCGCCTGTCGGCGAAATTGCCGGTTCACGCGGCCCGCGACAAGAACAACTTGTGGGATCACAAGACGTTCGCGCGCGGCTTCCTGAAGTTCATCACGTCGAACGCGCCCGACGAAGTGAAGTCGACGCCGGCCCCGGTCGTCGCGGTCGAAGAGCCGGACGACGCGAACACGAACGTGCGCGAGCAGGGCGATTCGATCACGCTGCTCGAGGAACGGAACAAGAGCTATTCGGCCCGGCGACGCAAGATGATCTTGGGCGGCACGCCGACCATCGATGGTCTGTCGCGTATCCAGCAGGCTTACGCGGCATCGGATCAGCGCGTGTATCTGGTGCCGTGCCCCGATTGTGACGAGGAGCATGAGCTGGCGTGGGAAAACGTCACGTGGAACGATGGCGCCGAAGTCGTGCACGAGGTCTACGGCCGCGCACAACCCGAGACGGCCCGGTACACCTGCCCGCATTGCGGCTCGTTGTGGGACGACGCGACGCGTATTCGCGCTGTCCGACGCGGGCGATGGGTTGCGACGGCACCGTTTCACGGCGTTGCTGGCTTCCGTATCAACGAGCTGGTGTCGCCGTTTCCCGGCTCGAACATGGCCGAGCTGGTCAAGAAGTGGCTGACGGCCGACAAGGCGCTGCGCGAGGGCGACGATACGAAGATGCGTTCGTTCGTGAACAACTCGCAGGGCCGGGCGTACAAGTACAAGACGGATCTGCCTGAGCTGGACGTGCTCGCGCAACGTGCGCTGCCATACGCGGAGCTGACGGTGCCGCTCGGCGGTCTGATGTTGACGCTTGGCGTCGACGTGCAGCACGACCGGCTCGCGATCGTCCTGCGTGCATGGGGGCGCGGCGAGGAAAGCTGGCTCGTCGCGTGGGGCGAAATCTACGGCAACGTGACGGAGCAGCAGCAAGACCCGATGACGGGCGGGGTATGGGGCGCGTTGACGATGCTGCTGTCGCACGCATACCGGCATGAGAACGGCTGGCTGCTGCGTGTACGTGCAACGTCGATCGACTCATCGGACGGTGCGACGTCGGATGCGGTTTACAAGTATGTGCGTGCGGCGCAGCACGCGGGTTACAACGTCATGGCGGTCAAGGGCAGCAGCAACGTCGACGCGGAGATCTTCAGCGTGCCGAAGGCGTCGATCGACTCGACGCGCAACAACAGCAAGGCCGCGAAGTACGGGCTGCGGCCGTACATGGTCGGCGTGAGCCGCGCGAAGGATCTGATCCTCGAAAACCGGCTGAAGCTCGAAGGCGACGGGCCGGGTCGCATGCACTGGTATAGCGGGGTCCGTAGCAACTACCTCTCGCAGCTCACGGCGGAGGTCAAGGTGCCGGGGCCGCGTGGCGGTAAGCGCGTGTGGAAGAAGATCAGCCCGAGAAACGAAGCGCTGGACTGCGAAGGGTACGCGCTGCACGCGGCCCGCAGCGTGAAAGTGCACCTGATGACCGAGGCTCACTGGCAGGTCGAGCAGCATCGTGCATCGCAGGTCTCCCTGTTCGATGCGGTCCCGGTGCTGGAGGCGTTGCCGGCGGCACTGCCGGCCGAGGTGCCGCCCGATCCGCCGGACGTACCCGAGATTATGGAGACGCCGCGGCCGTTGCCGCAGGTAGCAAAACCCACCGAAACCCCGCCCCCGAGCGGGGTTTCGCGCATTCAGGGGCGTCGTGTTGGTCGCTCGACGTACCTGAAGCGGCGCTAAACGAGGGAATGGCATGGCATACACAAAACAGGATCTGCAGAACATCCAGTCTGCAATCGCGAAGGGCGAGCTGGAAGTCCAGTATGCCGACCGGCGCGTGAAATATCGCTCGATCGGCGAGCTGCGCGAGGCACGCACCGAGATCATTCGCGACCTGAACGGCGCGGCCGGGCGTTCGTCGATCGTCCGGATCCGCCACGCCGGCAAGGGGGTGCGATGAAGCGCGGCTTTCCGTCACTCGCGCGGCGCGGATTCGTGGTGCCGACGCGACTGAAGGCGGCGGCGTATGAGTCGGCGAGCACGACGGGCGCACGGGCGAAGTCGTGGCGTGCGTCGAGCGCGGGACCGAACGCGGCGGCGGCGCAAAACCTGCCGCTGCTGCGCTCGCGTGCTCGCGACGCGATCCGCAACGATCCGTGGGCGAAAACGGCGATCGCACGGCTCGTATCGAACACGATCGGGAACGGCATCCAAGCGCACCCGCAGCATCCGAACGACGCAGTCCGCAAGATGCAAAAGCAACTTTGGGAGGATAGCTGCGAGGAGATCGACGCGGACGATGTGTTCGACATGGCGGGCGTGCAGACGCTTGCCGCACGCGCGTTCTTCAGTGATGGCGAGGTACTGGTTCGTCGCCAGTTCCGAAGTCCGAGCGAAGGCTTGGCGGTTCCCATGCAGATCCGGCTTCTCGAAGGTGATCTGCTGCCTATGGAGAAGAACGAGGTGGTGGCGGGCGGGGGCGAGATCGTCAACGGCGTCGAGTTCAATGCGGACGGTCGACGCGTTGCGTACCACCTGCTGCAGCGTCATCCCGGCGAGTACGGGCGTGCGTCAGCGGGCAACATGCAGGCCGTGCGCGTTCCGGCTGACGAAATCGCGCACGTTTTCCTCGCGCTTCGGCCCGGCCAGGTGCGCGGAGTCCCGGAGCTGTCGACCGTGCTGCTTCGGCTCAAGTCGCTGGACAACTTCGACGACGCAGTGCTGTTCCGGCAGGAGGTCAGCAACCTCTTTGCCGGGTTTATCACGAAGCCGCCGAGCGAGCCGGGCTTACCGGGGGATCCCGTCACGGGCGGGGAAATGCAGTACGACGTCGACGGGTTCTCGCCGGTCGTTTCGCTTGAACCGGGAAGCATGCAGGAACTGGCACCGGGCGAGGACGTCAAGTTCGCCGAGCCGCCGGGCGCGGGTACGGACTACGGGCCGTTCATGCGACAGCAACTGATGGCGGCGGCGGCTTCGGTCGGCATGCCGTACGAAGTCATGACGGGCGATCTGCGCGACGTGAGCGATCGCGTGCTGCGGGTGATCCTGAACGAGTTTCGGCGGTCGATCGAGCAGATCCAGTGGAACGTGTTCATTCACCAGTTTTGCCGAAAAGTGTGGCGCTGGTGGGTCGATGCCTGCGCACTGTCGGGCGCGATGCCGATGGTGGACTACTACCGACGCCGTCGCGACTATCTGCGAGTGCGGTGGGTGCCGCAGGGCTGGCCGTACATCCACCCGGTGCAGGACGTCACGGCGAAGCGAATGGAGATTCGCTCCGGGCTGGCGAGCCGGACCGGTGCGGTGCTTTCGCGCGGCGACGATCCGGAGCAGGTCGACAACGAGAACGCGGCCGACCTTGCGCGCGAGCGCCGGCTCGGCATTCGGTATGACACGCTCGAACCGTTCGACGGTGTGGGCGATCTTTCAAATGGGGAGGGCGAATGAAAGGGAAGAAGCGCTGGTGGGACATCCGCGCGCAGGCGAGCGGGGCCGGCGAGCAGGTCGCCGAGATCCGGATCTACGGCGACATCGGGTTTTGGGGCACGGACGGGGAACTGTTCGCATCGACGCTCGATGAGGTCGCCGCGACGGCGACATCGATCGTCGTTGCCGTCAATTCGATGGGCGGCGACGTGTTCGATGCGTTCACGATCTACAACGCGTTGCGGCGGCATGCCGGCAAGGTGACCGGCCGCGTCGATGGCGTTGCAGCGTCGGCTGCGTCGCTGATTTTGATGGCGTGCGACGAAATCGTGATGCCGTCGAATGCGATGCTGATGATCCACAACCCGCATACGGTCGCGGCCGGTGAGGCGACCGACCTGCGCAAGCTCGCAGACCTGCTCGACAGCACGTCGGCCAACATGCTCGCGGCTTATGTCGAGCGCAGCGGTCGATCGGAGGACGAGGTCCGGGCCATCATGGACGCAGAGACCTGGCTAACCGCAGCTCAAGCGCACGAGCAAGGATTCTGCGACGCGATCGCCGAGCCGATCCGTATCGCTGCGTACGCGGGCGCGGCGCGACACGTCGCGCGTTTCTCGGCCGTGCCGGATCCGATCCGCGCGATGCTCGCCGACGACGTCGAGCCGCCCGTTCCCGCACCGCAACCGCAGCCGCAGCCGGCACCGCAGGCCGGGCCGGATGTTGCGGCGCTGGCGTCGCACGTGTACGCGGCGTGCCGTGACGCGAAGATCGAGCACTGCGCCGAAGGCATTGTGCTAGCGACGGGGCTGCGTGACCGCGCGACTGTCGACGCTGCGATTCGAAGCGCACAGGACATTGCCGGCATCTGTCTGGCCGCGAGCCTGACCGAGCTGACGGCCGGCTTTGTCGCGGATGGTCTGACGCCCGATCAGGTTCGCGCGCGGCTGTTCGAGCGCGTAACGGCGTCGCAGAAGCCGATCAACCATCGCTCTGTCCCGGCCGCGCAGCAAGACGTGCCCGTGGTCGCGAATGCGCCGCGCGCGGCGTCCATCTACGCGGCTCGCAAGAGCGGCAAGTAACTTTGACGTAACCCGAGGAGGGGAAAACTCATGTCGAACGTGAAGCAACAAGGGTTGTTGACGGCCGAATTTCTGGTGTCGGAGGGCGAAGGGCAGATCTCGCGCGATCGCATCGTCGTCAAAGCCGGGGCGGCGCTGCCGGCCGGGCAGGTTCTCGGCCTGACGAGTACCGGCGAGTACGCGCCGTACGACAACGCGGCTAACGACGGTTCCGAGGTCGCCGCCGGGGTGCTCTATGCGGCGCTGCCGGCGTCGGACGCGCCGCGTCCGGCAACCGCCATCGTGCGGCTCGCCGAGGTGGCCGGTGCGCTCTTGACGGGGCTCGACGTTACCGGCCGCGGTGATCTCGCCGAGCGCCACGTGATCGTCCGCTGACCGTAGTCGGCGCGATTCAAGGCCACGCAGCACGCGTGGCCTTTTTTGTATCCATTTCATGTTGGAGGTTGTATGGCGGACATCGCCCTGTTTCAAGACGACGCATTTTCGCTGTCGTCCCTCAGCGCTGCGATCAACGAGCAGCCGTATTTGCCGGGCCGCATCGGTACGCTCGGCCTGTTCGAAGAGGACGGGATCACGACGACGACGGTGCAGATCGAGCGCGATGGCGACACGCTGTCGCTCGTCGCGGCAGGCCAGCGTGGTGCACCGGCCGCCGTTGTCGCGGGCAGCAAACGCAGCATGATCCCGTTCAACACGGTGCACCTGCCGCAGCGCGCGGTGATCATGGCCGACGAAATCGCGAACCTGCGTGCCTTCGGTTCCGAAACGGAGCTGGAAGCGATGCAGACGGTCGTGAATCGCCGGCTCGCGAAGATGCGCCGACAACTCGATGCGACGCACGAGTTCCACCGCATCGGCGCAATCAAGGGCGCGGTGCTCGATGCGGACGGAAAGACGGTCCTGATCGACCTGCTGAAATACTTCGGCATCGAGCAGACGGTGATTCCGTTCGAGCTGTCGACCGCGACGACCGAGATTCGCCAGAAGTGCGTCGAGGTGCAGGATGCGATCGAAGACGCGCTGGGCGCGATGACGTACACGGGCGTGCGCGTGCTGTGCGGGCGCGAGTTCTGGAACAAGCTGATCGTCGCGAAGTCGGTGAAGGAAACGTATCTCGCGTCGGTGATGGCCGCGCAGCTGCGCGGCGACGCGCGCGACGCGTTCGACTTCGGCGGCTGCACGTTCGAACGGTATCGCGGGCGCGTCGGTGACGTCGGCTATGTGGCGGACGACGAAGCGCACGCCGTGCCGGAGGGCGTGGCCGAGCTGTTCATCACGCGCTTTGCGCCGGCCGACTACGTCGAAGCGGTCAACACGACCGGCCTGCCGTACTACGCGAAGCAAGAGCTGATGGACTTCGGCAAGGGCGTCGAGATCGAGGCGCAATCGAACCCGATCCATCTGTGCACGCGCCCGAAGGCGCTCATCAAGCTGAAGGCGTGACGTGGCGTTCCGGGATCTGATCTCGGACGTCGACGCAGCGGTGCTGCGCGACCTGGGAGACGCGGATATCACGATCGACGGCCGGTCGGTCGAAGGGATGTTCGCGTCGCCCTGGCTCGGGCCGGATCTCGGCGGCCAGCGCACACAGCTCGTCGCGCCGGTGTTCCATCTGCGCGATCGCGACGCTGCTCCAGTTCGGCAGGGCAGCATCCTGGTCGCGAATGGCGAGCGCTACCGCGTGCTTGAGGCACATCCGGACGGCACCGGCTGGACCGTCCTCATTCTCCAGTAGGCGACATGGACGATCTGAAGATCGAAATCGACATCAAAGAGGCGACGGCCGCGCTGCAAGGCTTGTCGCCGTCTGCGATGCAGGCAGCGTGGCGACGGACGTTGCGCAAGACGGCGGGGTGGATCAAGAGCCAGACAGCGAAAGAGGTCGGGGCCGCGACGAAGATCCCGCAGAAGGTCATCCGTCGCCGCCTCTACTTCTTTCTTCGCTCGGCTGACACCGGCAAGGTGTGGCTCGGCCTGAACCCGATCGAGGCGCATCGCCTTGGCAATGCGACGAGGACGCGCAAGGGCATGCGAGTCGGCCGCCAGTCGTTCGAGGGCGCGTGGCGACAGTCGAAGCGAAAGCCCGACGGACCGATCTACGAGCGTGTCGGCAAGGAACGGATGCCTTACCGGATGGTGACGGTGGCATGGCAACAATCAGGCGATCCAGCGTTTCGACGTGCAGCCAAGGCGTGCGAGGCTCGGCTGATGGTGATTCTCCGTCAGGAAGTGAACTACGAACTGCAGAAGGTGATGCGCCGTGCTTGAGAACCTGAAAGCGCTACATGAAGCGATTGAGCGCGACATGCGCGTGAAGCTGCCGACGATCAAGCGCATCGAGGCATACCCGCGTCTCGGTCAGAAAATCGAAACACCATTGATCGCGATCGAGCTGAACGAGTTCGAGCCCGGTCACGACGATGGCACGGGCGACGTGGCGCTGATCGCGCGCATGCAGGCCCGTGTCGTGTTCGATCCGATCGACGACGGGGCCGAGCTGGCCGTGCGCGAGGTTGCCGCACGTGTCGCGATGGTGGTGCACGGGAACACGTGGGAACTGCCGATCACGCCGGGCAAGGTCGTACAGGTAGCGGAGGATCCGTTCCGGCCGCAGTTAGATACGTACTGCGTCTGGCTCGTCGAATGGACGCACGAATTCGGCCTCGGCATCGAGCTGGACGAGATCCCGGACGGTCGATCAGTCGTGTGGGGCGTTGATCCGGGCACCGGCCTTGGCAATGAAGGTCAGTATTGGGATCCGGCGGACGTGGGAGGCGGCGAACCATGAGCGACTACGAGCTGGGGGAGATCGATCGCCGCATGGCGTGCATGGTGCAGCACGGGACTGTCGAGACCGTCTCCTATCAGCCGCCGCAGTGTCGCGTGCGAATCGGCGATTGGGTCAGCGACTGGATGCCATGGAAGACGGCCGCAGCGGGCGTGGTTCGCTTTTGGCGTCCGCCGTCTGTTGGCGAGCAGGCGTCGATGTTCGCGCCGTCCGGTGATCTGGCCGGCGCGTACGCGACTCCGGGGTATTACTCGGATCAGCATGGTGGCTCGGCGCGGTCCAATCCGAACGAGACCGCGTGGGACTACCCGGATGGGGCATCGGAGGTCTATGACCACGAGAAGCACGAGTACCGCGTCGACGTGCCGGCAGGCGGGCGCATCGTGTTCCGCATCGGCGCAACGGAGCTGGAACTGCGCGCCGATGGCGTGACGTTGCGCACGCAGCAACTGCTTGGCGACGTGCCCGATTCGACATTCACGGGTAACACGACGACCGAGAAGCTGTTGACGTTCAACGGCGGGATGCAGGGCAAGGGTGGCGGTGGCGGTGGCCCTGCTGTCCAGGTTGAAGGCGGAGCGCGTTACACCGACGACGTCGAGATCGGCGGTAAGTCGTTCCTCAAGCATTCGCACATGGAAGAGGGTGACGGTGCGCCCGTGTCGCCGCCGCTGTAACGCATACATTCGCAAAGTTGCTTTGCCCCGCTTCGGCGGGGTTTTGTTTTTGAGGGAATCACCATGGCAAAAGACATTCCGCAGGCTGTTACTCGGGCCGCTCCGTCCGTCGCGCGGTTTCTCGATACGCGGTTCCGTAGTCGCGTGATCGTGTTCCCGAGCGGTGATGTCGTGCGCGTTCTTTCGGGCGAAGCGATCGCACGAACGGACGCACAGATCGAATACCTCGACGCGCATCCGGACTTCAAGCGGCTTGAGGAGCGCGGATGAGTCGGCCCGGTGCGCTCGTCGGCATGGACCGATGGACGGGTGCGCCGATCAGCGGCGTCGCGCACCTGAAGCAGAGTCTCGGCGACATCCTCAGCACGCGCAAGGGTACTCGGCGAGAGCTGCCTGACTACGGTTCGGACATCCCGTTGATGGTCGATCTTCCGATCACGCGCGGATGGATATCAGCGGCTCAGGCCGAAGCCGCACGCGCGATCGGGCGATGGGAGCCGCGAATCAAGCTCGCTCAGGTCAAGGTGTTGTCGATCATCGACGGCAAACCAACGTTCGCGATTCGCGGTGAGTACGACGGTACGGCCGTCGAAATCGAGGTACCAACATGACGATCATCGATCTCGCTTCGCTGGACCCGCCTGACCTTGTCGAAGTACTCGACTTCGAGGCGGCGTTCCAGATGAAGCTGGAGTATTTCAAATCGATCTATTCCGACTGGACGGCGGCGTTGAAGTCCGATCCGGTCGTCAAGTTGATCGAACTCGCGGCATATGACGAAATTCGCGCTTCGTCGCGACTGAACGATGCAGCTCGCGCCGTGATGCTGGCGTTTTCGACGGGAGCCGACCTGGAGCATCTGGCGGTGCTGCTGGATACGGAGCGAGCAGTCGTCGAACCCGGCGATCCAGAGGCGAATCCTCCAATCGAACGGCGCATGGAATCGGACGACCGGCTGAAGTTGCGCACGCAGATGTCGATGGAGCGCGCGACCGTCGCCGGGCCATTCGCGGCATACCGCGCGTTTGCGATGGATGCGTCGGCCGACGTCCTCGATGTTGCCGTCGATCGCCCTGAAGCCGGCACCGTGCGACTGACGATCATGTCCGCACGTGGTGATGGTGTACCGGATCAGACATTGCTTGATCTGGTGCGCGCGAAGGTTTCGCCTGAGACGGTCCGCCCACTCAACGACACGGTTCTTGTCGAGCGAGCGGCCAAGATCGAGTACGGGATCGACGCCGTGATCTACGTCGGTAGCGGGCCGGACCCGGACATCGTGCTCGGCGCACGGCGTAAGGCGCTCGACAGGGTGGTGGCCAAATCACGACGGCTTCGTGGCGGGATGCCACGGACTGCAATCGACGGCGCCCTGCATGCGCCGGACAGTGGCGTGACTCGCATCGAGCTGCGTTCACCTGCGGTCGATGTTTTGTGTGGCCGGCGAGAGTTCGCGCATTGCACATCCATAAATCTGGAGGTGAAGGTCGATGACGCATGAGCCGCTTCTCCCGTCTAATCAGACGCCGCTCGAGGCGGCGCTCGCACGCGTGATGCGTCCGACCGTCGATCCGGAAGTGCTGCGCACGCTGTGGGACGCTGACCGCTGTCCTGCAGCATGGCTACCGTGGCTCGCGTGGGCGCTGGCAGTCGATGGCTGGGAACTCGCTGAATCGGAGGATGCCCGGCGAACGCTGGTGAAAGGCTCATTAGCGTTGCACCGAAAGAAGGGCACGCCATGGGCGGTGCGCGAGGTGATTCGGCGTCTTGGGTTCGGCGAGGTAACGATCGTTGAGGGCCGCAGCGGCGGGCGTCGGGATGGGGCGATCGTCCGTAACGGGGAACAGTATCGAGGTAAGGCGGGTGCGTGGGCTGAGTACATCGTGAAGTTGAGGCGGCCGGTGACCCGCGATCAGGCGGACAAGTTGTGGCAGGCAATTGAGCGTTACGCGCCTGCCCGAAGCAAGCTCACGGCACTCGATTACATGGCTGTTGCGATTCGGCACAACGGCGTGGCAACTCGGGACGGGCAATACACTAGAGGGAGTATCGCAACATGAGTGATCTGGTCGAGGTCGAGCAATGGGAGGACGGGATCTATCAGCTCGAAACGTCCGACCCTGTAATGGGTGGCCCGGACGGTATCGATAACGTACAGGCAAAGCAACTTGCGAATCGAACGCGCTATCTGAAAAAGGCGATCGAGGCCGGTCAAAGCAACTTTGAGCAGCACGTCGAAGCGGCTGATCCGCATCCGCAATATGCGACGCACGGGGACCTCGCGGAGAAGGTCGCTGCTCTGGTTGCGCAAGCTCCGCAGTCGCTCGACACGCTGAGCAAACTCGCGAAGGCGCTCGGCAACGATCCGAATTTCGCCACGACTCTCACGACCGCGCTTGCGTCCAAAGCAGGGCTGGATTCTCCCGCGTTTAAGGGCGTACCAACGGTGCCGACACCGGTCGTCGGCGAAAGCGGCGTCGCCGCGGTCAACGCCGAATGGGTGAGGGGGCAGAACTACCAGCCCGCACTCGGCTTTACGCCGGTCCAGCAAGGTGGCGGTACGAACCAAGGTGCCAACAAGGTCAAGGTCGGCTGGAATCTCGATGGGTCCGGGCTGAAGTGCATGGTCGATGCAACGGACCTTGGAAACTTCGTTTTCGATAGCGCGGTGATTGGGCAGATCGTCTTCGAACCGCGCACGCAGGCACGGGCAGGCTACCTGAAGTGCAACGGTGTGCTGCTCAAGCGCGCTGACTACCCGAAGCTATGGGCTTACGCGCAGGCAAGCGGAGCGCTTGTAACCGACGCGGCATGGGGTGCGGGAAGCAACGGTTGTTTTTCGCAGGGTGATGGCACGACGACGTTTCGTTTGCCCGAGCTGCGGGGGGAGTTTCTGCGTTGCTGGGATGACGGACGGGGTGCTGATGTTTCTCGGGCGATCGGGACGTGGCAGGGCGGGCAGAACGCTTATCACGCGCATGGCGCATCCGCAGGAGGAGCCGGCGCACATGGCCATTCCGCGTGGACCGATACGCAAGGATGGCACGGTCACCACGGAGCGACTGCCGGCGCGGGCGCACATAGTCATCCGCTCAACTATCGAACCCCCGAGTGGGTCGGTGACTCGGACCGTGGTGGTGTCGGTAGTACGTTTTCAATCGACTCGCCTGTGCAGCCTTGGACAGACGTGGTTGGCGATCATGCGCACGTATTCGATACGGATGGCGCGGGCAATCATGCCCACAACGTTGGAATCGCTGTGGTCGGCGACCACATTCACGCCATCACGGTCAACGGTGATGGCGGAAACGAGGCGCGCCCGCGCAACATCGCATTGCTGGCGATGATTCGCGCTTACTGAATGGAGTTCGACATGCTTTTACATCAATACGACAGCCAGACGGGGCAATACCTGCATAGCTTTCTGGCCGATCCTGATCCGCTCAATCCGGAGCGTTGGTTGGAGCCGGCATTTGCTACTTCGGTCTCGCTGCCCGATCGCCCGCGCCTGACGTGGCCGGTTTTTCGCGATGGCGCATGGTCGCTGGTGCCGGACTATCGAACGCTGCGCCTCTACCGGAAAGGCAATGGCGAAGTCGCGGAGATCCTGGTGATCGGCATTACGCCCGACGATGCCGGTTTGACCGATACGCCCCGACCCTCTGACGAGCATGTCTGGAGCGACTCGACAAAATCGTGGGAGGTCGATCCGTCTATCGTTGCGCAGCGTGCTCGCGATACGGCGATGGCGGACTTCGAGGCGAGACGTTCCGTTGCCGTGCAGAAGAACTTCGGCAAGGCCGATGCGTTTGCCGCCGGAATGATGACGCTGGCCGAGCAAGCTGTCTTCAAGGCGTGGGCGGCGTACCAAATGGCGTTGGTTCGGCTTGTCGATTCACCGACGTTCCCCGAGGGCGTCGTTTGGCCCGATGAACCCCAGGAGGCGCAGGTCATTGCGCAAGCCGAGGCAGAAGCCGCAGCCGCGAAGAAGCAGTTGGAGGTGGACGCCGCAGGACGGCTCGCATCTGCGCAGCCGCCGCAACCGGTCCCGATTGGAAATCCGGACGCCGGGCCATCCGACTGATAGCGAACGCGGAGTCGAGAATGCGATGACCGCTCGTACATCCAATCACAGGCCGCTCATTTGAGCGGCCTTTCTATTTGTAGCCTTCTCGGAGACCTGAATGGCAGCTACTTCTTTCTACCACGGCGTAACGACCGTGTTGGTCGACTCCGGCCCGCGTACGATCGCGGTGCCCTCGACGTCGGTCGTCGGTATCGCCGACACCTACACGCCGGGTCCGGACCTTGTCGCGCCCAACGTGCCCGTGCGCATCACGAGCGAATACGACGCGGTCGCTGCGTTCGGCGAGAGCAGCCCGATCACGCGCGCGATTCAGGGCATCTACAAGCAGAGCAAGACGGTCATGGTCGCGGTAGGTATCGCGGCTGACCAGACCGACGCCGAGCTGACGTCCGCGATTATCGGTGGCGTGTCGGCAGGCGGTGCGCGCACCGGCATGCAGGCGCTGCTTGACGGCAAGTCGCTGTTCGACCTGAAGCCGCGGCTGCTGATCGCGCCGGGCCATACGGCCAAGCAACCGGTCGCGGCGGCGGCCGACGAACTGGCCGCGAAGCTGCGCGCAATCGCGATCCTCGACGGCCCGAACAAGACCGATGAAGACGCGATCGCGTACGCGAAGAACTTCGGCAGCAAGCGGCTGTATCTCGTCGATCCCGGCGTGCGCTATTGGGACACGGCGAAGAACGCGGACGTCGACGCCCCGGCATCTGCGTATGCTGCGGGTCTGTTCTGTCAGACCGACGCGGCGATCGGCTTCTGGGCGTCGCCATCGAACAAAGAGATCGTTGGGATCAGCGGCACGAAGCGGCCGATCGAGTTCCTCGACGGCGACGAGACGTGCCGCGCGAACCTCCTGAACAACTCGTTCATCACGACGATCATCCGCGACGGCGGGTATCGCCTGTGGGGTAACCGAACGTTGTCGGCGGATCCGAAGTGGTCGTTCGTGACGCGGGTGCGCACGCTCGACATCGTGATGGACGCGGTGCAGGCCGGCCATAAGTGGGCGGTCGATCGAGGTATCACGTCGACGTACGTAAAGGACGTCACCGAAGGGCTGCGAGCGTTCATGCGCGATCTGCGTATGCAGGGCGCGGTAATCAACTTCGAGGTGTACCCGGACCCGAAGCTCAATTCGGCGTCGCAGCTCGAACAGGGCAAGGTGTACTGGAACATTCGCTTCACGGACGTTCCGCCGGCAGAAAACCCGATCTTCCGCTTCGAGGTCACGAACGAGTGGCTGACGGAAGTTCTCGACACGCAATCGTAAGAGGTCACGCATGGTCCCGGAAACTCTGAACAACATGGCGCTGTACGTCGACGGGCGCGGCTTCGCCGGTCGCGCGCCCGAACTGAGCCCGCCGAAGCTGAAGATCAAGACGGAGGACTACCGCGCAGGCGGCATGGACGCACCGATCAAGATCGACCAGGGCATGGAAGGCTTGCAGGCCGCGTTCTCGATGGGCAGCGTCGAGCGCGACGTGCTGAAATTCTTCGGGCTGGCCGACAACAACGCATTCAACGCGACGTTTCGCGGCGCATTCCGTGACACGCGCGGCAAGGTGAAGTCGGTCGCGCTCATCATGCGCGGCATGCTGTCCGAATACGATCCCGGTAGCTGGAAGCCGGGTTCCACGTCGGAACTGAAGTACACGGCGGAACTGACGTACTACAAGGCCGAGATCGACGGCGCGGTGATCTGCGAGATCGACGTGCTCAACATGATCCGCATCATCGACGGCGTCGACCAACTCGCCGATGTGCGCAAGGCGCTCGGCATGTAAGTGCGGTGGCCGGCGGCAATGCCGGCAAAGTAACTTTTCGATAACCCGAGGGGCGGTCCGTTGACCGCCCCTTTGTCATTTCTGAGGTGCTGAATGGAAACCGTGAAGATCACGCTCAAGTATCCCGTCTCGTTCGACGGTGTCGTGCGCAACGAGCTGGTGATGCGCCGCCCGAAGGTGCGCGACATGCGTACCGCGAGCAAGCAGGCGCAGGGCGACGACGAGCTGCGCGAGATCGTGCTGTTCGCGACGCTGGCCGAAGTCGCTCCCGACGATATCGAAGCAATGGACATGGTCGATTACGACGCCATGCAGCGTGCGTACGAATCCTTTCGATCCGTTCGTCCGGCTCCAAATCGAGACGGTAAAGGCGCTGGCTCGACGGATGATGAAGGAGTACGGAACGCAGCCGCAGTCGGTTGAAGACATGACGATCGACGAATTGTTGTGGTGGCTGACGGATTGAGCGAGGGCAGACATGGCACGCGATATTGCACTGGGCATCGTCATCGGCGGTGCGGTGTCGGCAACGCTCGGTAAGGCGTTTGCTGATACAAATTCGAAGATCGTCGGGCTGCGCAAGACTGCGAACGAGCGCGGCATGTGGCAGCGGCAGATCGGAGAGACGGCGAAGCTGCAACAGGAGTTTCGCAGGCTCCACCTCGCCGGCGACAGCGCTGCGGAAGGAATCCGGCGCAAGCTGGATGCAAATCTGAACTCATTGCGTGCCGCTGGCGTTGAAGTCGATCGCCTCGATCGCTCGTACGCTCGTTTGGGTCGTACCGTCCGCAGCCTTGACATGCGTGCGGTAGGTCACGAACGGTTCGCGGCTGGTCGAGGTGGGATGCGCGATGCAATCGGCGACTCCGTGAAGCTCGGTGCGGCCATCGCCGTGCCGACCGCCGTATCGGCGCAGTATCAGGCGATCATCCGGGACATTGCCATCAAGGCCGGCATCGCGCGCACCGAGCAGGAGCGCACGATGTCCGAGCGCATCCGTCGCGACGCGCTGTCGAACGGTATGGGGCGCAACGAGCTGGCCGATGCCGTCAACCAGATGGTCGCGGCCGGGATGGACGTCGACCGGGCGCTGAACTTCGGCCCGGCCGTCGCGAAATTCTCGGTAGGCCAGGGAGCGTCGAGTGTCGAGACGGCGCAGATGATCCAGGCGCTGCAGCAGAACGCGAACATCGCGGACCCCAAGGCGATGATGAAGGCGCTGGAGGCCATCGCGTATCTCGGCAAGGAGGGCTCGTTCGAGTCCGTCGACATGGCGCGGTGGTTCCCGGTGCTGCTTGCCGAAATGAAGAAGATCGGCATCACGGGGCAGGACTCCGTGACGCAGCTCGGCGCGATGCTGCAGGTTCAGATGAAGACCGCTGGCAACGCCGACGAGGCGGCGAACAACCTCAAGAACTGGTTTTCGAAGATCGGTTCGGGCGAGACCGAGCGCAACTACAAGAAGGCCGGCGTCGATTACGAAGGGAAGATGAAGGAGGCGATCGGCAAGGGCTGGTCGACGCTGGAGGCGTCGTTCGTTCTCGCTCGGGCGTACATCGAGCGCGTCGATCCGAAGAAGGCGGCGCAGCTCGCAGCGGTGGCGAAGCAGCTCAACAGCGAGCTGGATCCCGCCAAGCGTCAGGCGCAGATGCGAGCCTTCGAGGACACGATGAAGACCGGCGACCTGTTCAACGACATGCAGGTCAAAGCGGCGCTGACGGCCTACATGCAGAACGCCGATCTGTATCAGAAGCTCAAGCGCAACGCGGCGGACGCCAATGGCGAGATTGACAAGGATCTTGCCGATCGCCGCGCAACGTCGAAGCAGATCTGGAGCGAGGTTGTCCAGCAGTGGGACGACGCGATGCGCAGTATCGGCGATGCGCTGCGGCCCGTGACAGATCTCGCCGGCAAGGTCGCGAAACGGGCTGGCGAAACGGTGCAGCGCGCGTCGGACGCTGCACCCGGCGCGACGGCGGCAGTCGTCGGCGTCATTGGCACGGCGATCGCCGTTCGCGGCGCACGTGCCGCATGGAGCATGGGACGCGGGGTGCTCGACATTTTGCGCGGCGGTTGGATGGCGCGACGCGGTGGCGGTGGAGCGGCCGGGGGCGGCGCAGCCGGAGGGCGCGTCGGTAAGGCGCTCGACGCGTTGAGCGGCGCTGCCGGTGGCGTGCAGCGCGTATTCGTCGTCAATCTGCCGGGCGGCGGTCTTGGTGGCGTTGCCGGGGCAGCAGGCGACCTGCTCGGCGATCTTGCCGGTGGCGGCTCCAGTGGAGGCCGTGTTCCGCGCGGTCGTCTTGGTCGTGTCATCGGTGCGTTTCGGACGGTCGCAGGCCGTTTCGCTCCCTACGCCGGGAAGCTGGCCGTCGCCGGCAGCGTCCTGAAAATCGCATTTGCGGCAAAGGATGCGTATGCGGTCGCACGCAGCGATCAGCCGACCGCGCGGAAGGCGGAAGGGTACGCGAGCATCGGAGGCTCGCTCGCCGGGGGCGTCGTCGGGGCGAAGCTCGGTGCCGGTATCGGCATGCTCGGCGGCCCGATCGGTGCGGCCATCGGTGGCGTGCTCGGCGGTGCGGTCGGCACGTTTGCCGGTGGAAAGTTACTTGGGGCGATGGCGCGGTGGGCGACGGGTTCGACGGACGGCGACAGCGACGCGGTGAAGGCGGCCGCGAAGGTGGCGGCCGGCCCGGACTCGCCGCAGTCGCGACCGTTGAAGGTCGAGCAGCAAAACTCGTTTGCGCCGGTGTTCCACATCAAGGTCGAGGGCGGTACGGACGCGGAGATCGCGGACAAGCTGCTCGCGCGCATCAATCCGCTGATCCAGCGAACCATGAGCGAGTCGATGGACAAGAGCAACCGGTCGGCGATGTTCGATGCGCCGCATCTGTAAGGGGAAGGAATGGACTTCATTTCGAGTGTGACGCAGGCGGCAACGCAGGCGAGCATCGCGTCCGAACGCGTGCGGCACGTGGTGCGCGTGTTCGATCGGAATCGCAGCGCGAGCCAGAACACGGTCGACACGCTGACGAAGCTCGCGACGGGGAATCTCACATCGGCCGCCGACCTATTGCGCGGCGCGACGAGCATGCTGTCGGTGGCCGGCGACCTGAGTCCGCAGATCGGCACGGTGATGCGCAGCTTTTCAGCGACCGGCGCTGCCGTCGGCGGCATCGTGAAGATGATCGGCGGGGTCAATCACCCGTTGATCCAGTCGGCCGCGCAGTCCGTCATGGGCGCGTTGGGCGACACGAAAACACGGTTCACCGCGTTGGTCGGCGAGCAGACGGCGGGCGCACTGCAGTCGTTCGCGCAGACGACGGGCCTCAGTTCCGTCCTTTCCGGCCTGTTCGACAGTGCGACGTCTTCCACCCCTCATCTGCTGACGCTATCAACCGATGACGGGGACGCGTTCCACTTCGGGTTGTCGACGGCGGCGTTCGACAAGCTGCGGCGCTCGACGCGCTTCAAGATCGCATCGCAGGAACGGTTGAATCGCGAGGAGGCGCAGCAGCCAGTGAGTCAGGGCGGCGACACGATCACGCTTTCGGGCGTCGTGTTTCCGTCGCTCGGTGCCGGCTTCCGTCAGTTGGAGACGCTGCGCGCGATCGGCGCGAAGTTGAAGCCGGTGCAACTGACGGCCGGCACGGGCGACGTGCTCGGGCGCTGGTATCTGCACAGCGTCGACGAAGAGCAGGAGGCGCTGATGTCTGACGGTGCGCCGCGCAAGCAAACCTACACCCTGGAGTTTGGCCGCTATGGCGAAGACTTTGCGAACCTCTGACGGGGACATTCTCGACACGCTCTGCTATGCCCATTACGGGACGTTGAAGGGCACGGTCGAGGCCGTGTACGAAGCTAATCCGGGCCTCGCGCGGGAGCCGCAGCCGTTTCGTTCCGGCGTCTTGATCACGATGCCGGATCTCGACACGCCGCGCGACGAACCGATTCAGCTTTGGTCGTGAGGGAGGTTCAATGCAGGCAATTTTTCAAGTGGTCGCGAACGGGGCCGACATCACGCGCGTGATTCAGGATCGCGTGCTGCGGATCCAGACGACCGACAAGCCGGGGCTAGAGGCGGACGAATGCGAGATCGAGCTGGACGACCGGGACGGCAAGGTCCGATTCCCGCCGAAAGGCGCGACGTTGAAGATCTCGCTCGGGTGGGAAGGGCAAGGGTTGTCGATGCTCGGCGAGTATGCCGTCGACGAGATCGTACTGCGCGGACCGCCGGCGACGATCATCATCCGCGGCCGACCGTCCAACATGCGCGCGACGTCGAAGACGCAGCGCAACGGCAGCTGGACGAACGTGAAGCTGGCCGACATCGTCGGCGACGTCGCTCGGCGCAACAAATGGGTGGCCGCGTGTTCGGTCGACGCTGCCGTGCCGCGTGCCGACCAGTTCGGCGAGAGCGACCTGCATTTCATTACGCGTATCGCGCGGCAGTACGGCGCAACGGCGACGGTGAAGGCGGGCAAGCTCATCGTCGGGCCGATTGGCGGCGGCAAGAGCGCAAGCGGCAAGCCGCTGCCGGTCATCACGTTGACGCCGAGCGATCTGACGGACTACGAGATCTCGTTTCCTGATCGCGCGAGCTTCGTTGCCGTACGAACGAAGGTGCACGACAAGAAGACGGGGAAGAAGATCGACTTCACGATCCCGAATCCGGATGCGCCGCCGGGCGCCGCTGCTGTCCATACCGAGCGCCATGCCTTCGCCAATCCGGAGGCCGCGAAGGCCGGTGCGAAGTCGCGTCTCGAGAAGCTGAACCGGCACACCGCGCGCAGCGTGCTGCGCATGAAGGGACGCACGGACATATCGGCCGAGAAGACCGTGAAACTGTCGGGGTTCAAGCAGGAGGCGGACGGCGATTTTCTGGTCGATTCCGTCCGGCATACCTACGCCGGTAACGGTTGGGATACGTCGGTGGAGCTGAACGCCGGCAACAAGGGCAAGGCGAAGGTCGGCCATCGCAAGAAGCCGACCAAGAAGGTCGATCTGGTCGTACCTTCGCCGCCGAAGTAACACGCGCGTGGATCAATTTCTGGCAGCCGCCTCGAGGCAACTCGGGCGGCTTTTTTTATTTTCAGCGGGGATTTGATGGGTGATGAAAAGCAGGAGGGGCTGGCCGTCCAGATCGCGACGTTGACGCAGCAGATGCGGGCCGTCGCAGCGAGTGTCGAGGACATCAAGCGATCGGTGCAGCCGTTCGCGGATCTCGATCGGCGGCTCGCGGAGATGGCGGTGCGAGCGGAGACGGTGCGAGAGGACGTCGGACTGTTGTGGAGCCGTTCGCGTGCGGAAGAGCGTGCTCGTGCGGAGCTGGCCGACGAAATCGCCGACGTCGATCGCAAGGTCGATGCGATGAAGAACAAGGCGACGGGCGCGATGTGGGTGCTCGGCGTGTGTCTCGGCGTGGTGCAGACGTTTCTGGTCGGTTCGATCGTCTGGGTCTTCACGCACATCAACGAGGGCGATGCGCTCAACCGACTGCAGCAGCAGCGCATCGATTTACTGGAACAGGCACTGAGCCGGGGAGGGAAGCAATGAACGTAACGGCGAAGATTGACGCGCTGATCGGGCGCGAAGGCGGGTTCTCGAACGATCCGAACGATCGCGGCAATTGGTATCTCGGGAAGCTCGAAGGGACCATGTGGGGTGTGACGGCCGCCGAGGCCCGCGCGTACGGATACACGGGGCCGATGAGCGACATGCCGCGCACGACGGCCGTTTCGATCTACGAGTCGCGTTACTGGCGGCGACCGAAGTTCGATCAGGTCGACGGGATCTCGTCGACGCTGGCGGAGAAGCTGTTCGACATCGGCGTGAACACGGGGCCGCCGACCGGCGTCAAGTTCATGCAGCGGGCGCTGAACGTCCTGAACCAGAACGAAAAGACGTTCCCTGATATCGCGGTCGACGGCGGCATCGGCCCGATGACGATCGCGGCGCTGAAGGCGTTCCTGCAGCAGCGCGGGGCGGACGGGCATCGCGTGCTGTACGGCATGATCGCCGCGCAGCAGTCGGTGTTCTACATTGAGCTGGCTGAGCGTCGGCCGGAGAACGAGACATTCGAATACGGGTGGCAGCTCAACCGTGCACTGGGGGTGTGACGATGCTCGACATTCTGAAAACTGTTGCGCCGTGGCTGGTAACGGCGCTGACCGGCGGTGTGCCCGGTATCGCGGCGATGGCCGCGTCGACGATCGCGGACAAGCTCGGCTTCGGCGACGGATCGGTGGACGCCGTGAAGGCGGCGCTGGCCGGCCAGTCGGTGACGCCCGAGCAACTGCTTGCGCTGAAGCAGGCCGATGCAGACTTCGAGCTGAAGATGCGGCAGGCCGGCTTCGCGCACGCGGAGAGTATGGCGGGCATTCAGGTGCAGGCCGACAAAGTCGCGGCCGATGACCGTGCGAGCGCTCGTCAGTACGCGGCGGCGGAGCACGACCACACGGCACGGAATCTCGCCTACATGTACACGCTGGCGTTGTTCGTCGTGATCGGGCTGGAGTTCTATCTGGCGATCGGCGACATCAAGATGCCCGACGTCGTGAAGAGCACGCTCGACACGCTGCTCGGCGTGCTGATCACTATGGTGATCGGTTCGAAGGAATACTTCTTTGGATCGTCGTCGCGAGCGGACAAGCAGGCGGACCGCATCACGCAGTTTGCCGTGTCGCCGGACATCACGGTCACGGGTGGGCCGATCGATCCGAAGGTGATCGCGTCGGCTCCGATCGAGCATCGGACGCCGTGACGGCCGCGATGCGCTGAAGAAACAGGGCGGCCGGGGGAATGTTGGAGCATTCGCCCGGTCGCCTTTCCACTGTCTACGCCAGTGAATCAGCCAAGGCCCTGCTTACCTACGTAGGCGGACCGGATTCTACACCAAGTTTAAAAACGGCTTTCACAATGGCAAACCCCATCATTCCTTGGATCGGCGGCAAGCGCCGTCTCGCAGATCACATCATCCCCCGTTTCCCGGCGCACGACTGCTACGTCGAAGTGTTCGCAGGCGGGGCCGCGCTGTACTTTCTGCGGCCGCCGGCCAAGGTCGAGGTCATCAACGACATGAACGGCGAGCTGGTCAACCTATATCGTGTCGTGCAGCATCACCTGGAGGAGTTCGTGCGTCAGTTCAAATGGGCGCTGACGAGTCGGCAGGTATTCGAATGGCTCAAGCAAGCGGTCCCGGAAACGCTCACGGACATTCAGCGTGCGGCCCGGTTTTACTACCTGCAGAAAAGTTGCTTTGGGGCAAAGCTCGAAGGTCAGACATTCGGCACGGCGACAACTACGCCGCCCGGTCTGAACCTGCTGCGTATCGAGGAGGAGCTATCAGCGGCGCATCTGCGGCTCGCGAACACGTTCGTCGAGCGGTTGGATTGGGCAGCCTGCATCGATCGATACGATCGACCGCATACGCTCTTCTACCTCGACCCTCCGTACTACGAGACGGAAGGGTACGGGGTAGCTTTCCCCTTCGGCGAGTACGAGAGGATGGCGCAGCGGCTGCGATCGTTGAAGGGGCGAGCGATCGTGAGCCTGAACGATCATCCCGATATTCGGCAAGCGTTCGACGGCTTTCACATCGAGACCGTGCCGATTCAATACACGGTCGGCGGTGGGAGGGGCGTCGAACGCAACGAACTGATCATTTATAGCTGGGATGATGCGGCACAGCCCGTCGGACTGTTCTGAAGACGGATCGTCGGGTGGGGCGATCGCCCCATCCGACTCAGATGCTCGAGTAGGTCGGGAGATCCAGATCGACAAGGCGAATATCGATGCAATTGGCAGCGGAGATGTGTTCGGGAGCCTATTACAAGTTGCCCTTGGGGACGGATTGGGGATTGGGCGGTTGGCTGCAATTTACAAGAACTTCTGCCAAGCCTGACACTCCGTGGGGATCTTTGAGCTTCGCTAGCGCTCTTGAAGCGTTCTTCCCATGCTTATCACCTTCACTTCTTCCCATCGCTTTCACTGCGTCAAATTTGATCGCCGTGGCGCGGTCAATCGGTACCACAGAATTGACGACCAGTAGTATCCGGCCTGACACAAGTCTAGTCTCGAAGATTGGCTGCGGATCCCACGCCGCGCTCGCGACTTGCTTCCCTGTATCGGGTGTGAAGAATACGAAGTCAATGCGCATAGCCCAACCTAAGGGTGGGGCCGGAAGGAAAGTGGCCTGCTTCGCCGGCCGTACTCGGCTAAGCTCAAGCTCGGACGTTGGGATGAGAACGAAGAACTGACGAGTCAAGCTTCCCGGCGGCGCAGATGGATTGTTCCACCGCGCAATATGGCGATTGTCCTTGGCGAATGGAACACTGGCCACGTGCTCAGACCTTACCGACCACTGATACGTCCCACTTTCGTGTAGGCTTATCTTGTCGTGACGTGACCCGCTGTGGGAGACGTAGATATCATTTTTTTGAATAGTGAGGCTCCAAGTCAAGGAGCATCTTTTTTCGTCAGCGACGAAAAAACGGAAGGCGGTCTTACTTGCCATAATAATTTATTTTTCAACCTGCCGATTGTATGAAATGTGGTCGATGTGGCCAACTCATCCTGGGGCAGGAGGGTTGTAACTGATAGTCAACTTCGCTATTAGGTAACTTTCATTTGTTGCTTGCAGGTCTTATAGAGTTGCTCGTAGTCCGGTGGTTCTGGATTATCGGTCGAAGATCGGAATATCCCATGATGACGCTCAAACATTTTCTTATCGCTCGACCATTGGCCTTTGAAAATTTTCTGCACAAACCAGCGTTGCAAAATTTCATTCGCGATGGTGTTGTTGAATGCTCGCACGCAATTTACCACTACTTGCAATACATCTTGGAATGCCTTGTCATCGAAAGATACGATAACGCGGCCGTGCATAGAAAGGTTCAATTCTCTTCGGTTGTTGTAAAGCAATTCGCCTGAGCAGTGGGCAATGCTGTGTCGAAAGTTGCAAACCCGCTCGAAATCGCTAATGGCTGCTGACAAGGAAGAATTTGCTTTAATCGATATTCCGAGTAAAGTTTTCGTTCGGGTGACTATCTCGCCGGAGGAAGTGAATCCGCGAGTGTCTGAAATTGCAAAACCTATGTCGTCTGCCGTAAACGTAGAGAAGGCGCCCAGCGATACCTGTTGCTGCGATGCGGATTCTTTCGCAACCGGACATAGAGCCATGGATTCGGCGATGATTCGGCGAAAATACGTCTCTGCTGAAGAAAAGACTAATAAAAGTAGGTTTGATCGTAGTGTTTCATTGCTTGCAAAAGGCTCTTGATAGGCAGAGGTAAGTGCGAGCTCGCGAATGGTATAAAAAGTATCGATTGCGCTGCTGGCGGGCGGGTGAGCGACTCCACACAATTGGGAGAAGTCAATTTTTATCGCCGATTCGGATTTATTAAAATCTATTAACATTTGGATCATCTCACATGCTCACAAATTCTTCTGCGGCATCATAGATCCGTTTTGCCCAAAAAGGGCCGACATATGGTATGTCTCGAAGCTTTTGCCTATCGTCGGATAGAATGTCGTTGATCGTCCTCAGATTCGTATGTAAGACGATATCTTGCAATTTTCTTTCGGGTAACGGCAGTTCCGTAAGTGAAATATGGAGCACTTCGTCGTAAATGCTGCCGTCCTTGAGTTCCGCCCCGCATTTCATGCAGTAGCGCTGATCGGAGAATGCCCTAGGCGTTCCGCACTTTTGGCATTGAGAGAAGCTTAGCTTGCACCGTTCTTCGTAGTCAGCACCCAATAATGTCTCGGGCTTTGCTCGTACGAGCAATTGCGACCCAGTCGCTGACAATGCATCGCACACGCTTCTTAGGGGAAAGCTCCGCCCAAGTGAAAGCGCATTGTCGCTTGCTACTAGCGCATGATGAAGCATATATCGTCGATAGGAGCCTTTGCCTCTACTCTGACTACCAACGTCCCGAACCACACCCGAATATTCGAGCATATGCAATACACGTTCGAGATTCGGTTTTATTGGTTCCTCGATCCCGACTGTTGTTGTTTTGGAGCCTGGTCGCGTGTGCATCATATTATAACGACGTAACTGCTCTAAAAATGCACGGTCGAGTTCGATGCCAACTTCAACGAAGTTTCTGAACTTCGGGAGGCGGATTGAAAGGGATTTGAATATTTTCCTAAGTGATTCTGCATGTGTCTCAATGATGGGGCGAACCCCCGCCCAGCCAGATCTATTCCCCGATTGATCTAACAATGCTGAAAGCATATTTAGAAAGCCGCGCGGAATGCCGAATGCAACAAGCGCCAGCAGTTCAATTTGCTCGTCTTTCCCGCCGAGCTTTTCCTGCTGTTCGGCGGAAAATCGTCGAGCAATAAGGCTCTTCATATTCTCTAAATATTGCGGGTCGCCTGCATCGTACCAAGCATTGATTTCTTCCGCTTCGTGGCCAATGTGAAAATTTGGAGAATAGGATGTGATGCCAGGATAAACGGCGGCTTTGGGCGCTATTGATTTTGTACGGAGTTGCCTGAAAATTTCAAAAAACTCGGATTGCTGCTCACTTGAAAAGGCGTGCGCTGCATCATCGAGAAGCAACACTGCTCTCGAGACACCCTGAACAGCACAGATGTCATCTAACCAGCTTACTAGTTCGGACGGTGTCAAAAGCAAATCACTATCTTGGGAGACCTCTCCGCGCTCCAATCCCACGATAAGCCGTTCCGCTTGTTCCGCGACTCTTAAAAGTCCACGCGGCAGAGAAATGCTTAACTCATCCGCGGAGATTTTTGCTTCTTTCGCGATTTTGCAAAGCACCCATTGCCGGAATATTAGTGGGGCATTTGCGTTTGTGTGAAATAATGGCTCAAGAGCCATTGATCTGGAATAGTTGACATATATCGGGAAGGCACTATTCTCGGCAAGTAACTGAAAATAGGCGACCCTCATAAGCGTCGATTTGCCGCATCCCCGCGGTCCGATGAGAAGCTTCGCGCCGGGGCCTTTCAACTTGCGTATGCTTACTTTGTCTTTTTGAGTGAGCATCGTCCAGTCGGAAAGCTCTTCCTTGCTTAAGTTCTCCGCACGCTCTTCAAAAATATTTTCTTGGTCAATGGTCATTTTCTGCCACATCTCTATCAACTTGAACTTGTGCCGAGCAAGCGTGCAATTCCACGCGCAACGGGGTAATTGTTGAAATGATACCCCCTGTCGCTGTTGTATTGACAACAAATTCCAGCGTTCGAGGCCGGATCCGCTCTTAGAAGGCCCACAGTAGGTCGCTCGCCGAAACGGACGGATGTCATGTGTCCGCAGACCGCATGCTTTCCTTCGTGATGCGGACATGAGCCCGGGAAAAGTTGCTTTGGTTGCCCAAGTTTACCAACGGTCCGCGCGGGATGGGCGGAAGTTCACACCATCTGGCCAGTTGTCAGCGGCGATGGTGAGGGGCAGCTACCGGCTCGGGCCGTGTCAAAACGTGCGACTTTGACAGCGGGCGCGAAAGTGGGCCTACCAGAATGCTCTGTAGCGGCCTCATGGCACTTCAGGAAGGTAGCTGCCGCCCAATATGCCGGTGCTGATTTTCTTGCGTCTTTACTCTCAATCAACGCACGCCATCCAATTCAATGGCGAATCTCGCGCAGATGAAGAATCCGTCGGATGGAATATGAAACTCAGTGGTCACACGTGGGCCGGTCAATCCTGAACCGATCTCTCGGAAGTCTAGCTTAACCGCTCCGAGCTCCCAGTCGAATCTCATCGTCGTCAGCTCAAACCCTTCGCCGATTGATCCTGTATTCTCGAGACTTTCGGCTTCGCACGGTTGCCTGTCCACCCACCTATCTGTGGCAGCGACAAACAGACTCGCCACATCGAGAAATGTCTCGACATCCTGGCGGCTAGGTAATACATAGTCATGCTCGACTTCGTTCCTCAGCTTGTTGAGTCGAACGAGCAAGCGTGGTGCGGTAATTCCAAGCGATGAAATGAATTTGACCATGCTGGGAAAACTTCTCGAGCCGCCCAGTTTTTCGAAACCGAACCCGTTGCAAATATCCTCCATGCGGAGATGCAGCGCCCGTTTCGCGTTGGTGAGCGCATTGATGAGATGCCGAGGGGTATCGCCCTCCTCAATGTCAAGCTCGGCAAATCTCAGATACTGACGCGCGGAGACGGGCTCCCTGCGCGTCTTTATGCATCCCCACAT